TGCAAATAACTTATGATTGATTTCGTTCTTCTTTTTGATGTATTCTTTATATTTTTCAATATCTAACGATTTCTTATTAAATTGTGATAATTCGGTTTCTAAAATAGATATATTATTATAAACTGCTGATAATTTATAATCTTCTGTTTTTATGCTTCATTATAATTACCTAATGAAAATAAATTAAGTTTTGTCTCATTTTAAATCTTCAAAGGTTTAAAAAAAATAATATGCATAAAATAATAAAAATTGATTGTCTATATAAAGATTAATTAACATATATATACAACGATGAACGTTCTACTCCCCAAGCAATTCAATGTCGACAAGATTAAGTACTCTGAAATGAAGATTATGAAGTCAGGTGCAAAATCAATCTATGTAAATTATCAAGGATATAAAATTAATATTCAAACTCCTGTTCTAAATATTCCTTACGGCGTTAATGATAACATGCAATTTATCAAGGATGACCCTAAGCGTAAAGATGAAACTCAAAAGTACGATATCACTGTATCTTTCAAGGGTATTGATGAAAATCAAAAGATCAAGGTATTTCATGATAAGCTTATTGAGCTCGAGAATAAGATATTGGAAGATGCATTTGCTAACCGTGTAGCATGGTTTAAAAATAACTTCGACGGTAACAAAGGAACTGTTTCTAACATGTTTAGCCGTATTATTCGTAGGGATAAGGATAAGGAGACTGGAATGTTCGCAGACAAATATCCTCCTACCTTTAAGGCTAAGATTCCCTATGATTCATCGGAAGATAAGTTTGATTTCGATTCGTACGATATGGATAACAACGAAATTGATTTCAAGGATTATGTTTCTAATCTCAAGGGAGGCAAGGCACAATTTATCATCCAGCTAACTGGAATATGGTTCTCAGCAGGTATGTTCGGATGTAGCTGGAAGATTGTATCTGCTAAGTTCCAAAAAGTTAACTCGTCAAAGATTACTTTCGTAAAAGATAGTGACGATGATAATGTAGACGATGATGAAGATGATGACGATATTGAAGTAGATACTGAGATAATTTCCAAGAGCGTACAAAAGCATCAAGTCGCTACTGATGCAGCTGCAGCTTCTGCTACGACAGTTTCAAAAACTCCTGTCGTATCAAGTAAAGAAGAAGAGGAAGAAGAGGAAGAACAAGAAGAAGAGGAAGAAGATGACGAGGAGGAAGAAGATGACGAGGAGGAAGAAGAAGATACTCAAGTTCCCGAACCCGAACCCGAACCCGAACCTGTAAAGCCTGCTGTTAAAAAGGTGGTAAATAAGAAGAAGTAAAAATTATAATATAAAAATTAATATGAAAAATATTAAACCCATTACTACACGTCCTAAAGGAGAAGGTTCATCAGAGTGTAAATCGTAAAGCTCTATATTATTTGATATTATTTTTGCAATCATATCTAATATTTTATATGATACTGGAAGGGATAATATAATAAATAGCAAAAAACCATAAAAAGCCGTTTTAAATTTACTTACATATATATCATATATATTTTTTTGGTTTTCTTGATTCATATTATTCATAATTATATTTGAATTTACAGGAGTATATGCAAAATCAGGAGTATATTTAATATCATACGTATCATTCATTATCAACTTTAACTATATTCTACATAATAATATAATAAAAAATTATTTTCTAATTCTGTATTATTACGATTTATCAGACCCATCAAAGTTTCTATATTTCTATTTATAGAATTAGCATTCACTGAAGTCCCAATTATAGCACTTATTGGTCCTATCGGTCCAATGGTCCCGTTAGTTAACCATAAAGGTATATTCTCATAGAAATTATTAGAACACATAGCAATAGATTTTATAAAATTGCAACATAATATATAGAGTTCTTCATTACATTCCTTAAATAGCTTAATTGCATCTTTGCAAAAATCAAAAATTAAAGTATTCTCTGATATATTATTAAAATAATTTGCATTTTCTGGAATATCGTTAGAAAAAACCTTAAAATACTTTATTATTTTTAGAAAGTCTATATTGGTTAGCTCGTTAAACCATATTGGATTATTATAAAAACCTCGCCGCTCTATTTCTATTGCTAAATCAGTAAAAGCGTGCATGTTAGTGTCCCATTTATATTCAAATACCTTTATTTTAAGATTGTGATATTTTATGAAATTTCTTAAACTATTTATCGTATAATTGCTCAACGGTTCTCTGTTATAGGGATTGTAAGGCTCTTGATTATTTTCTATACATGTTCTGATAAAATATTCTAATTCAATTGCATCAAAAATATATTTTTCCCCTCTGCTATTTTTCAATATAAAAAGCCTCTCTGGTATTATTTCGCATATATTATCTCCTGTAAACAACTCTTCGCTATTCATATATGTATCGTCACAGGGATCATATTTAATTATGTGTTTTTCTCTGAATCTCTTTTGCAATTTTATTATACTATTTATATTTCCACAACATTCTATATCATACGAGTTTTTATTTATATAATATAATAAATTATACTTATCCATTTTGCAGCTATATTTTTTATTATTAATAAATGAGATATCTCTAAGTATTTTATATGGTATACTTTTCAACACCTCAATATATAATTCTCTTACATTTGGATAATTAATAACATTAATATATTTATATATTTCATATAAATCATATGTATCTATATTTTTCTTATCATTTACAACGTTATATAATATCTTATGTATATGCATATTCTTAATATTTTTATGATATCTACAAGAGTCATTGCCGTTCGTATTGCGGTTACATAAATTAAAATTATTACACCTACAGATACAAATTTTATTAATATCTATATTATTGCTCATTAATATTATGCTTCTTATAAAGTATTATTTAATATTTACATATATATTATATATCTTATCTACGCGGATAATAATATACCTGCATTTTTATAACTGAAATAATCATATAGCTTATCATTCAAGAGTACATATTTTACTCCATCGCGCGATACAACACGGCCCCTGTTTTTATTAGTTCGTTCATACATTTTATAAGATTGTATCTTATTATCATTTCCTATTTTGTTAGTATACGATAACTTATTACTATTGATATTTATAGGCCAGTTATAGCATTTATAACCATTTTCCAAAGGCCTGTTTATTTCAGAATGTATCACACAGTCTATCGAAGAGGCCTTCAACATATCTAAAAATGTCTTAATTAATCCCTCCTTCTTCTGTGCTTTAATTAAGATATGCTCGTCAGTAGTTAGTTCGTTATCCTTCTTTCTAATAGTAGGATTCGCCGCCAATTGTTCTTTCGTGAATTTCATAATATACTTATATACACCAACGTTTCTATCTTCTACAGGAAGAGACATATGACTGCATGTTCTAACGGCACGCCCAATTACCTGATCTATTCTCACGGAATTCCAGAAATATTCAGTAATCAACACTCTTCTAACATTTTTTAAGGAAATGCCTTCTGCTCCCGATTGAGTAATCATCATAATTTTAACGAGCTTTCCATATCTCTGATCTATTCCAACACCCTTATTGGGGAGATTATTTTTAATATTTTCAGGAAGATCCGCAAATTCGCCGTTAAATATATTCATTAGAATATTTGTCTTAACACGATCAGAATTAAATACAACATAGCGTTTATCATCATATTTTTTATTAAATACGTCGGGGTCTTCTAATATATAACCGAACTCTTCATTCTTTGTTATATTTATTTCAACATAACCATGGCGATTTAGGACTTCTTTAAATATTCCCAAGCCTTCTACTACACGAAATTGAGAATATACAAGTACACTTCCTGGTGACGTATTAATATCCTCTAACATCTGAGCAAACTTCGGACTGTAATTTTCTTCCAAATTCTTTGTATCTAAATAATCGCCTTTTCTCAATTCTTTCAAAGCCTTATTTAATTTCATTTCATATTCAGCTGCGACCTCCTTGCTAATATCGACTTCCTTCTCGGCATTCGCTGCATTCACGTTACTATTCTTATCATCGTCGTTTAACGATAGTTCTTTTTTTTTTAATAGACGGATATCTTGAGGAAACTCGCGAACTATTTCTTCGGGAAATGCAAAATTACATACTAATCGACTAAATGCGCGATATACTGAGCTCGTATCTACAGCTCCCTTATTTGCAAATTTCTTATTACGCTCATCCATATCTATCTCTTTTTTCCGTACTTCGACATATTTCTTCATTTGATGCTTTGTAATATACATGTACCTAATAGTCTCGGGTAATAGCCTCGGAAATAATTCAGACCCAGTAGTTTTATAGTAACTCAATAATCCCAATACTCTTCTTTTAAACAAATCTTGATTTATTACTTTGATATTTTCGGGATCTTTGCTATCTATAAAAAGGTTATTGAATTCCTCCTGTTTAATCGGAAAAACATAGTCATTCTCTTTCTTAGTCTTCGAAGACAACTTGAGAGCTTCTTCATCCTCGTCCAATCTTACTATGTTCTTTAACATATTATCAAATTCTAAGTCATTAATATCACTGATACTATCATAAATTAAATCTAACTTAAATTCCGAATTATTATTATATATTAGCAATTTATCTATTTTTTTGTTTCCACAAGCTAAATATTTAACAGAATCTATACAATTATTTCGTAGAAATTTAACAACATTCATTATCTTTAAAATATCCTGTTTAATCTTTGTTCTGTTAGTGTCTGGAAATCTGGGCGCCGGAGTTTTATCGGGGTTCTTTTCATATTTTTTAATATTAGCATTAGCACGCGATATTATAACATCTATAACCTTTCTAATAGGTGCGAGAGAGTACCCAAATATTATATTATAATTCTCTTTGAGATATGGATGCGACAATAGCCACGAAGGTACTTTAATGCCCTGTGTTTCAAATATTATATTTTTACCATTCTTGAGAGCATTTTCCAAATTTAAATCATTTAATTTATCACACGAGCTCGGATAATCATCTGTGCAATTCTCGCCTTTTCTAATATCAATATAGGCTTTTTCAAAAGAATCTAATAATTTACGATCAGGATTCTTATATTTATTTTCGACACACTCTTTTTTATTATTGCATTCCTCGTTAACCCCTCGTATTATATCGAGAACTCTCTTTTTATACTCCTTATTATTTGCCACCAAATCATCTATTATTATTTTAACATTATCGTCTTTTAATTTCAAATAATTCACTATTTCATCTGCTAATTTTGTTTTCTGCGAACCTGTAACACCATTAGTTACTATAATATATGGCTTCACCGGATTAATACTATTATCTTTGCTACCTCTCGTATCTATCTTCTTTATCGCAAGCTCTGAATTCAATTTATTAGTTATCTCCTTAATTATCTGCGAATCATTATAGCCCCATGGTTTTTTAACAATAAGCGAAGATTCATCGTCGCTACGACAATAATTAATAGGTAACAACATAACATTTACAGATTTATCATCGCTATATATCTCGTCTATATAACTATATAATTCGCTATTTTTTATCTTATCTATTATGGCCTTTTTATTGATAGTACCTTTTAATATAGGAATGTTATGAGTTACCATAGGACCTCTCAGTAAATTTATCAAAAAAGAAATTTCATAAGGCTGATTTATAATAGGAGTACCCGATAATAGAACCATCTTTATATCCTTTGCTTCAATGAGAAAATCATATATTCTCATAGCCAATTTAGAACCGTTTGCTATTCTACTTATAAAATTGTGAACTTCATCTACTATTATAAATGCATTATCAAACGGATTCCCTTTCTTCTCTAATTCATCTATTAAATTTTTAGTGAGGCCGTTATAATTGATAAATTTATATCTATTTCTTATAATATGTGTTATTGTCTTGTTAATCTCATCCTTCTGATTAGAACTTAAATCGGCATATTTGATATTATTAATAACAATTTCGGCACCTATAATATCATTGCTATACAAAGGTACCCAAACGTGACCCGTTTTTCCTATAAATTGCTTTTGAATAGCATATTTATTTAATTCTTCAACCATTTTAGGATCCCCCTTGTCTATTTTTAAACAGGTCCACGATTTCTTGAGATTCAACCCTATCGTAGATATTTTCATAAGTTCATTCTCATAATTTTGAGCCAATGATGCCGGAGTCATGATTACTATATTTTTTTTATTAATATAACCCTCTGACGCCGCTATAGATGCAGCAGATTTACCAGAACCCAATTCGTGATATAAAAGAATGCCTCTGTAAGGACTATCGAATTGCATATAATCTTTTACAATTCTTTGCTGCGGAAACAACGATACTTTCGAGATATCTATATCGCAGCTACCTTTTGTACAGCTACACGATGTCTCGGCCCTTTTTTTACTATATTTAGAAGGATGAAATGTATTGTATACAAATTTGTTATAGCCTATTCTATTTGGAAGTATCCAATCATTAGGTTTCACCTCTATATTCATACACTTATCTCTAATATAATAATTCAAATAAAAAAATATTATATTATTAGATAAACTAAAAAAAATAATATGTATAACATTGAAAAACTCTTGGATAAATGCGAAGCCATGACTTTATTGTGTACAAAAGCATCATCTCATTGGAGTTTTGTTAAGTTTTGTTTTGCAATTCCTCTTGTTTTAACGAGTTCAACGATGTGTATAATAAATAGCATCAGCGAAGACGCAAATTCTATTAAAATACCAAATATAATTGTAAATGCCGTAAGTGTATTAATTATGTCTCTCACTAATAGCATTAAAGCAAGCGAAAAATTTGAAATATTTAAAAAATTATCGCAACAATATATGATGTTATCTCAAGAAATAGAAGCATGTGATGTAAATGTATCTAAAGAAATGTACAATATATTAACATTAAAATACGACAACCTAATACAGGATTGTTCATTTGAAGAAATACCCACGAAATATAAAATACAGGTCGCTACATGTTTTAGTAATGCTAATAGATTTATTCCTATACAATTGAACGGTATCATAGGCAATACCGTAAATGTTAAAAGAATAAGCCCTAAGCGTTCTCACGAGGCATCTCTCGTAAATATATCAAATATTCCCCCGTCCGAATTAAAAACTGCAGAAATTGCAGAGAAAATACAAGGATCTGGAGAAAAAGTCTGATATCTATCTAATTATATATAAATCCCATATCTTTTTGTAACATATATTCGTCATCACTATCTTCGTCATAAGATTTAAGTTTATTCTCGTCATCATATATATCATTTGGCGTTTGATCATAATCATCAAATAATTTACTATCAAGTCTCATATCATCTTCGTGTCTGTCTCCGCCACCATCGCCACCATCGCCACCATCGCCACCATCGCCACCGCCATCATCAGCGATAGTTTCTAATTTTTTATCATTCATCATTTTATGTTTTATTCCAGCTTTTTTAAGCTCCTTTATTAATAAGTTTTCCTCTACAGTCTTATCATTTAACATGTTTATTTTGTTCTGTTTATTTTTCTCACGCTGTTCATTTAAAAAATTAATATTGTCCTCTGCGGTAGGAAATGTAAGTTCTATTATTTTTAATATATCAGTATAGATGATTCTGGATAATTCTTGAATTATACTATTGTTTACCAAATCAGACGACAAAGATCCATTTACTATTTCATCAGGATTAAAAGGACTACAAAGTGCTCTGCTTACAATATACTTGTTTATTCTCTCAGTATCTATTTCATTATCTTCTATCAATACACTATTCAATTTATTTAAATCCATAATAATATCTCTCAAATTTCTGATCGAATTATCTATCAATAGTTTTAATTCAATATTATCTTGTTTTTTCTGAGAATAGCTATTTAATATTTTTATTATAGCAATAATTATACTCTTGTATCTTATCTTATCCCTATTAAAACTCTTAATAAAATTATCGCTCTTTAAATTTTTCGAAGTTTTCGCCAATATATTTATATTGTTTCTTATAGCAATATCTATTTTTTTAGGATTATTCTCGATATCATCTATAGATTTTATAGGTAACAAGCCATTGTTTTTATCTCTCATATCTCTCAGCCACAATGATGTAATATCATTTAAGTTAATATTGTATATAAAATCATCTATTAAAATATAATCATCATAATCATCTGGCTTTTCTGCGACTTTAGCATCCTTCTTATCTCTGGAGGCAAATGGGATAAATCTTAAATCGCGGGGTTTATTAGTTAACCGCGATGTTTCCGATTCCGCAAACTTCTTTTTCCATGCAATTAAATCCTTCCGTTTAGCATTCTTTAAATCTATATCATCGTTAAAAGTTTCATCTAATTTTTTTAAGCAACATCCATGTAAAAACTTATGTATTTTCACATAATTTATATCAGGCATATATAAAAGAGACTTAACATGTTGTTCCTTGAATAAATTGGGATTCTTTAGACATACCTTGTTATCGCGCATACTCTTAAATTTCTCTTGTTCGATCAAGCCTCTCATCTCCTTCTTCTTGTTTTTTAATAGTTCATACTTGGCTCTCATAGCTTCTAAATTGGTCGTGTATTTATCTTCCACGTATTTAATAGTGTCTCTCAATAATGACTCGATATTTATAGATAATTCGTTCTTATTAGTCAAATACTCTTTTGCAACATTGATAATATACGGTAGGACACCTTTTTCCTCACTCTTCTTTAAATTATCAAAGGGCGATCCATATTTATACCAATTAACAATAAAGTTATAGTTTAGGTAATTTTCATCAAGAGGAAAAGTATCCTCCAATATTTTTTCTTGAACATTTATTATCCAGAAAGAGATAGCATTTATAAACATAGTTTTAATCGAGTGCAACCACAATTTATTAGCTTCTACTATAATATCCAAAGTATCTCCATCTAACTCATTGACTAATCCTCTGATATTTAAAATATGTTTAGGAGGCACTTTGATTAATATATTTAACAGTTTTTTATCTAATTCTATGTTTTTATCTCCGAACTCTTTAATATATATGTTTTTTCTCGAAGGAATACTGCGATTATATTTGAATAGCTCGCTACACAAGATATCGCTATCTATCTCTATATTACTTAGCTTACTGATTTCCATTAATTCGGGAAGTATTATTTTTAGCCCATCTATAAATCCCTCCTCCGTTTTATAAGTATTGTGTAACAAGTATTTATTAATATCAATGGTATCAACTACATACTTTATATCAAATGTTTCAACCGCAATATTATCTTGGTCTTCAATATTAATATAATCATCCATACCTTCTATCATAGGAATGCCCTCGTAGTTTTCATTGTATTCGGCTTCCTTAATCTCTTTAATCTCTCGATATGATATTAGGTACTTTTTCCCATCTTTATCATAGTCAAATATGTGATTTCGCGAATATTCAAACTTAGCCTTTATTTTTTCATAAGCATCTATTATTTCAGGCAACCTCTTATTTGTTTTTAAAATCTTATCTATTTCTTCTACGGTTTTTTTAATATTGTTGATATGTATGACCTGTTTTATATTACTTAATAACTCTTGCACACCAGCATCTTCCTGTTTGTTGATATGTAATACGAGATTATATATATTTAATTTATTTAATTCGATTCTTTCTCCGTCGACATTTGTAACACTAATAGTTGTAAGATGTTCTGATAATATTAGTTTAGTTTTTTCTAAGAAAGTTATAGTACTCTCTTTTAAATCCAATAAGCTTATAATAGATTTCAGTTTATCAAAGAATAGTAATTTTTTATTCAATATATCACTCTTCTTTATCTTAACGGGTCTCGTTACATTCTTTCTCTCTTTTTCATAATCTGTAACAGACGTCATATAGTCACGGAGAATATCACTCTCATGTATATTTATTAAATCCAGCGATTTACCGAATTTTTTAAATATAGCCTCTATATTATTATAGTCTAAGTCGAAATCGTCTATTCCGTATTTTCCATCTTGCATATATTTAATTATATGGTTAATGTCTGGTCTAACATCTCTTATTAAATCCTTGCTATTACCATAATAATCTGCTGATTTTAAATTTATATTTTTGGAATTTATTAAATAATCCGTTATCTTCTCATATATGCTATCATTTACAGTAGTTTTAGGAATTTTATAATACGCAGAAATAATAGGAATATTCACATTATCTATGGGAAAAACAGGATAGTAAATAGGGAACTTCTTATTATGCGAAGGCTCGAGAGAAACTCTTATTTTTTTATCGGGAATAAAGCGGACATTCATAGATTCTGTATTGTATTTTATGCAAAAAAAGTATTTATTCTTCGCCGCAATATACTGGCTCTCATCTCGATTTTCTAATTTGTTAAAATATTCTGCATCTTTAGGATCCTTCATATTATCAACATCAACCTTCTCTTTTTCGGCCTCCGCGTTAAAAATATAGTTATCGTAATTATCTAAGACACCTCGCTTCGCATTTATATCATCGATAATATCATAGAATAGCTTGGTAATATTTTCAGCCTTTTTCGTGCTTGAAAACATATTGAATAGACTATCGTGTATATCAGCTTTGGATAATGCAATAAATGAGGGATTGTCCTTTATTATATCTTCCAAACTCATTATTTCTAAATACTCGATATCATCCAATTCTTCATCTTCATATTTGTATTCATTAATATCAATAGACATACTCTTCTTTTAATATATAATAATATAAATTATGATACATTATTGTTTATAGCAAATTTATTCCATTTAGTTTTGATTGATATTACATCTTCAATAATTTCCTTGCATACTTTTTCCATAAATGATATAAACATATTGGCATCTGTAATAGAATCGAGAGTAACGCGGATTATCATAATTGATTTTAGGGGATGTGGGCAAATATATCCGATAAATTTACAAACAATGTTATTGATAGTATTCTTCTCTCTGATATACTTATTGTGTACGAAAGATTGAATGATATTTCCAAGCGTATCATCTTCATTCTCAATAATAAACTCATAGGTCTCCTTAATATCCTGAAATTGCTGAATTTTTACAACATCAGATATCTCAATATTCGCCAATTCCATAATTAAGTTGTTGAGTTTATGAGTGATAATATCCAGCGATTTTGGAATTAGATACTTAGGCCCTATGTGTACGTTGATATACTCGATATCAAACTTAAATTTAATAGGATCACCGTAATTATTCTTATAGTAGGCTCGCTCTTTATCTAAGATATTATCGCATTTCTTCGCCTCGACGGGATCTTGGATATATGAAAAGTTAGCAAGAGATACCGGATTAAACGATGCATTATCGCGACCTGATCTTTTAACAATATTCGCAGTCAGATGTAAATGTTCGCCCGGACGAAGGCGAGTAATCAAAATAGTGTCCTTTGATACTTTATTGGGCGGAAAGAGCTCTTGTAATTTACTATCGCTCAATTCAATGCCATCGAGTTTAGCTTTGTAATCTGATGTCCTTACATTTAATTTTTTATTTGTAGTGTTATTAACATTCAGTTCGAGGACGAGGGAATTATCAGTATAGTTTTCGATTTCATCGGCGCTCATACAGATAGGAATTAGACCTATTCTGTGAATAATAAATTCATCATGGAGAGCTCCAGAATTAAATTTAACATTTACAGTAGGCTCTTCTTTATCAAGTTTTTCTCCAATTGCTCCGATGATAGGAATATCAGTCATAATAATTCTCCTAATACCATTTACGATAGCCAGATCTATATTATGAATTTCAAAACTGTGGTTATTTGAAGGGTCTTCTGGGTCAAATATATAATTGTGAAACATTCTATTTATATATTAATATATTCTATCTTATATATCAATTTTTACAAATAAAAAATATAAATAAAAAATTATTGCTTATTTAAGGCAAATAAAATTAACATTATTGTTACTATTATCATAGGTATTAGAGACATTAAGCTCACTAACCAGCTCCATGCATAACATTCGCCTTTAGTTAAACAGGTAATATTATATGCAGTAATTAGTATCATAATTATAAAAAGTACATATAATATCAGATATAAGCCAGCTCCTTGAATATATATATTAAGGGACATACATATTATTGTTAATATAAAACTTAAAATTATATATAACCATCCTTGTGTCGAATAAGTATTGTACATTCCTTCTATTATTATAAATATATTTTAGATTTTAGGAAATCAGACTATTCATAATCGCAAAACACATCGAGGTTCTCGATTGCATCTCATTTAGTGGGTTGGATGCGAAGAACTGAATTAGCGTTTTGATGTTTTTAACATCATTGCATTGGCACAAGTAGTAATAAATATTCGAGCATGTAATGATTTTCTTGTTAAATGTGGTAATCTGCAGATTTCTCAATTGCGCCAAATGATATTGGATAATCGGGGCAAATTGCTTGTCGAGCTCCTTATTCATCTTATACCTTTTATAAGTCGGATTATAGGTTGTCGTCAATTTATAATAATTATACAGAGAATCCTTGATAGTTGAGATAATCGTATGAATAAGATAAGTAGGATCAATATCTTTTCCATTGTTATCGCGGGGAAGCTGGATATTTGGATTGTAAGCAGCAATGTAATCCTTGATAGTATAATCCTGTTTATTTTTCATATAGACTTCGAGGATATTCATCCACAAATTGGGATGGCAAGGATCAGTTTCCTCGCGATGATTAATATAGCTCGAAGAAATCTTGTATAGCTTTGAAGTACCATTACCGATACTCTTTTTAATAATTATACCATAGCTATTGTTATTATTGATATAATTATTAGCATCAACGATAGTGCTAAAATATGCAGGATATCTAATGCCGAGATTAAACAAATCTTGAATTGACGAGCTGTTAATATCATATTCTTGCAGGGTAATTCTATTACGGGTGTTAATATGAACGATCTCTTTGTATTCTTCGCCTAGAATATTAGTATAATCGATAATATGCTTGTTTTCATGATGAATCAAGACAAATTCATATGCATGTCCGATATTCAAATTTGTAACAAACAATTCTCGCAACATTTTAGAAATTTCTTCGGGATTCTCGATTTCGATAAGTCTACTATAAACATCGGGGACGCGACTATAGTATTTATAGAGAACTTCGTCGAACATTAGTCCATGCGATTTTGTAGGATGCGAGAATTTTGAACTGTTCGCATCAGGACAACTCGATGTTCCGAAATACCACGTGTCTTTGTAATTATAAACAGTAATAATAGTACCATCATAGGCTTCATAGCATTTATCGGTATTTTCATACATAGAACCCGTGTATTCATCATAACCAATCCTTCGCGGAACAGAATTTGCATATGTGACTACTACATTGTTATTATAAGACAGTGTGAAGTCCAATACGATACTCCTACATTCCTCGTAAAGCTGTTTGTATTCACTCGCATTCGCAGACATTTTATAATTATTATGAAGAAGAACAAGATCGCCGTTGTTTTTAAACTTCTTTACCTTAATGTTGGGCCAAAAATGATACTTTTTCAATATATTAATCAGTGTGTTTGCGTGAGTGGAATTAGCGTCATGGTTATTATAAGTTTTTTCAATTAATTCACGGAGATTCTTAGGGGGGGCATTGGAAAACAGCACTTCACTATTCATAGTGTAGTTTGTTAAAAAGTATATATATTTAAACGCTTATATCAATTTTTATTATTTTTTGCTAACAATAATAATATAACATATAAACTGTTGTTATCGCTAAGATAAAAGTATATATTCTGTATAATATTTTTATATCTATATAATTTTTTGTAACAAAAAGTGCACCAATTGTAATACCTATAATAGATCCTATGGTAACAATAGAGGCTATCCTAAAATTAAAATGGCCTTTTTCGTAATATAAATATAGACCGGGTAATGCATTAGGAATGCTATTTAGAAACAGAGAGATAGCGACGGCTTGCTGAAAAGATAAATTATAATACATTAGCGCAGGTATAAATAATATGCCTCCTCCGCCACCTATAATTCCGATTGATATACCTATCAATATTGATATAAAAAAAAGATCAATAATCATCTAATTATAATTAGATAATTATATAGATATATGCATATATGCATATTATTTTTTGTCTGGATTTTTATAATACTTATCGAACCATGCTTGTCCGACCTCTTTAGACGCTTGTTCTGAGCTCATTTCATTTTTAATAATTTTATTTCGCATATTTAAGAAATATTCTAAACTACTATAATCAAATCCCTTATTTTTCGTTACCATATTGTACAACATAGGATACCTTTCCTCGAAAAACGTGATGCCTTCTATAGTTTTTTTCATATTATTTTCCAATTCTTCTTCCGAGGCAAACTTACTTTTATTCTCAGTCATATAGAGCATTATTTCTTGAACCATTTTTCTAATATCTTCAGTTTCCATACCGTCTTTTACAAAATCGGCAACCTTTCGCTTTTTAAGATTATTATCCGCACTCATTTTAATTTAATTATTAAAATTTATCTTTATATAATAATATCTATTTAATATAATAGAATAATGAAAAAAAATTTAGAATATGCCGTATTAGATAACGACGGAGCCGTATTTATAGCACCTCAACCTAAAAATGCTGGATTATATACTGGAGATGTTCTATTTGATAAAAAGCCATGGGGAAATAGCTATAAAATGCCTCCAGTCGAACCAGATGCCGTCGCATACGCAGCACAATTTTATGCAAGCCATCATATACCATCAGCAAATAGATCAGGTAATAATTCAATTAATACCGATAAATATAAAAAATACACTTCGGGAAACGGCTCAGAAGATTATTACAATTTTAGCTGCTATATACCATTGATGTAGAGACTCGTAGAGCCTTGTGGAGTCTTGCGATACACTACAATACCTCAACGACTTCTGTCTCGTTATTCATGATCATAGCAGATGGTTGTATTTTTTTGATAGAATCTTTGTGTTTTTTTAAAAAATCGCATATATATTTGTATGTTTCGTCTACTTGTTCGAAGGATACTCCTCCGGTAATCAATATACTTCCGCTTTCAAATAGAGCACAAGTTACCTTTTTACATTCATTTATTTTTTCTCCTTTGCCTTTTCCAAAGCATTTTTTAGGACAATTACATAAACCGTTTTTATTGCTATTACACCTGTTCCAAAAATATTCCAATTTAACTCCTTGATATATTCCAGGTTGAAAAGAACATTTGTTGTTATATAGATCGCTTATTAAAAGCTTATGAATTTCCCTTCTTTTTAATCCGAAGCCAACTTTTAGTTCGCTATCGCAATATACTTTAAAATCTGAATTAATCATTCTAATCTTAAAATTTTGATATTTTAAGGTTAATTTATAATTATCACCGGGATTATTTATGATGTCTTTTGAGATATTCTCATATATATTATTGATATTATAGATAATATGATTTACAATTACCTCTGTATCATTAACATTTTTAATACCAGTCAGCTGAATATTTCCGTTTTTAAATATTTTTACATTAGGCATATACGTATTATTCTTGCAAATAATAGTAACTTGATTATCAAAACGATTCTTCTTCATTTTATTCTTCTTGCTTTTTCTTCTTTTTTTAGGGTATATTCCACGACTTAGCTCATTATCTTCCTTAATATATTGAACCCATACAATACCATTATCTACAGCGTCTTTATCTATAATTAAAATATTATCAAATAAAATTTTTAAATTTAAATTAATATCTTCTCCAATGTTCGCATTACAAGTTATAGTTGATACTCTGTAAGGAGAAAAGTAGATTTCTTCATTATCGTTCATGTTTTAATCACAATAATTATAATTATAAAAGTCTTATATCATTTTTTATTTTTTTTAACTTCTATTTTAGTATTCATATTATCTGTTGTATTTTTAAGGTAAGATGTATTAACTATTTCGTAATTATATGTAGTAGAAATCATAGGGGGAAGATTGAGTAAATGTGTTTTATCATTTGTTTTATGGCCTTTGCGAAACTCATCAATAGACAGAGGGCCGTTGAATATGTTCAATAAAAATCTCGAAGGAGCTGGACGTATTGGTTTGATATTCCCAAAGTGTTTGCTCAACATTTGTATCAGACTGTTTATCTCCCATACCTTATCACTACCGCAATGCGATGAAAAATTATACGCATTTGCGCATTCAAAAGAACAAAAGTTTCCGAATAATATATAAGTATTTGAGACAACATTATATTTATAAGGCATGCCATAAATTCTATCATTTATAGGATGGCAGCACCAGTAACAATTATTAACTGATTTAATTATATTTTCACTTTTATTTTTTTCCATAGAGTTATTACATTCGTTATTTATATATTCCATATTATTTTCATCTAATTCCTTTGTGTTATTATAATACGTGTTATAATAGTCATTCCCATTTATTAAATTATCTTGAATATTATTATAAGTATTTGTTTCATTAATATAGCAACATCCTGGCTCGTAAGGCTTTGGGATATCAAATGTTTCATCGTTTATATGTATATTCATTTTATTTATATCATTAGATGATATAGGTAATTGCAATATGATATCCTCATTTTCAACAACTATTACATTTTTAACCATGGTAGACATTAAACCCTTTTTTTTATCTATTGTAGATTTTATATCGTTCTTTTTATTTTTTCGTGGCATTTAATTATAAACGCTTATATTATTTATATATCTTTACATCAAGGTTTATCAATGTAATTTTTGAAATATGATATACCGCCTATAATATCATTGATTTTAACTGTTGGAATTTCTGTTTTTTTATTAAAGGTTGCGTTTTTATTTAAAATACATTTGTCCTTAATTTCCCTTATTTCGCTATTTAAAGAATTTATAGTATCTATTAAATATTTTATTATAAGAACAAAAACGATTATTATAATAATAATAATTAAATCCATAATTCTTTTATTAATAATGAAGAATATAAAAATAAAACAATAGATCTCTGTTTCTCTTAACTATACTTGAATCCGGCAATTCCGTTTGATAAGCTTAATATATTAACATCTATAGCATATATTACAATTTCTATAATTGTATCTTCGTAAGAAGTTTCTGATATGCTATTGTATATATTCTTGACGCGATTGACTTCCTCGTCATTCTTGATATTCTCTTTAACATATATAGATAACGAGGTTCTTATAGATGTATTATCATAAGATCCTGCACTAATTTGTTTTTCAGGAAACAGAGAGAACGAATAGCAATATAAGCCCGTTCTTGGAATATTTGTATGGTAATTATAAGGCACTATGTTATTATAATACTCTGCGTCATTGTCTGATCTTGATATTTCTCTATTCCATATTATTTCAATTCTATCTAATATACCCATATTCTCTTTATATTCTTCGGGAGTAGCCGTATAGTTCATATGATTATTGAAATTCTTTATAGAATCCTTTCTTCTTGCTATCCATATCAACTCCTTTATATGATGATTAGCATTTGTAATATCTATTGTTTTATGTAATTCAGAAATATTAAATTCGCTTATTGTTCTCTTCGCTGTACTAATTACATAATTAATCTTGTTAGTATTTAGCAACAAAGTACTTCTCTCGATACTATCAAGATATACATAGGAACATATTAGTTGATTCCTAACATCAAATACTCTGTCGCTTGTGCTTACAAAACTCGCGATATCTATCTTATCTTGATGAACTCTATTATACAAGATCGGGCTAACATACATATTCAATATATTACTCCAAACTTGAAATAATCCGTTGAATCCGATATCTATCGTATCTATTTCGAGATAGACTTCATTGTTTTGCAATTTTAACAAAGGCAGGGCCAACGATGGATTTTTAGTAAACCAGAAATTCAATGGTACTTGTATCTGCCTCTGTTTAATACTTGGATTATTATTTGTAGCTATAGGATACGTTATATTATACATTTTATTATTTATAATAGTATACTTCGGAACAAATTTAAAAGGGTTTACCAATTCATCTACATTACCTATAAGCTTATTGTATTTGATACCATCTTTATTAGTCAGCTCGTCCCATATATTTAACCACTCGCCATATAGCGTCTCTATAGTACTCCCACCAATAGTTATACGGGCCTCTTTAATATAATTGTATCCGAGATTAGTTACCCATCTAAACTTGTGCTTGTTTGTCGAATATATCGCAGGTATATTAAAAGTCAAGAACATATTTGATAAAAAATCGGCATACCTTTTAATTTTAAAAGTTAGCTTTGTACCGTTTATAAATCCGCCATTAGCATTCCCTTCAGATGTTAAAGTAATCTGTTCAATGGAAAAATTCGTATGCTTATTATGCACATATTTGTAATAGTTTATTTTAGGATTTTTTGTAATAAAATCAGACATACTCCCATTTAGTACCAATTGCATTAATCCGGCGCCCATATTTTTGATTTTATTCTTAATATAATTGGTTATTATTATGTTTTATTTATATATCTAAGCATTTACCTTTTCTGTATAACTTACTATAAACTTTTCTAAGTCTTCCTTGCTTCTATCTCCATTGTATTCTTTAATTATTTTATCATCTTTTGTTAATACAATAGTAGGAAACCCTGATATATTGTATTTATCTATTCTATCCTTTTCTTCGCGATTGTTATATTTGTTAAAAGTTACTTGGTCGCCGTACTGGGTTTTTAATTGATCCCATGCATCAGATTCATTAAAGCGATCGCAATGCCTGCACCCATCCATGTAATAATACTCTAAGCAATAATTGCGCTTTCCAGTGAATTTCTCCATTATAGTTTGGTTAAAATAAAACATTACAAATATAGCTAATATCAAAAAAGCTATTACAACTACCATGGTAATAATATTGCTGTTATTGTTTTTACTGCGATTGCTTCTGACGGTACTTGAACTATTGAAAGTACTGGAAGTACGGATAGTACTCCTTCCAGCCATTAAATAGTCTAAACTTCTTCTAAATTATAATTAGATAATAATTATTTAGCAGCTAAAATATTATAATGTCTTTATTGCATATTTTCTTAAACTCTTTCTTGAGATTGCCATGATCGTTACTTCCTTTACTATCGAATATTACAACATTGTAAAAGTCTGAACCGTAAGGGTTCTCGTTATCAATTGAATCCTTGATAAATTTAATAAAGTTATCTTTTTCTATTAGGAAAATACGAGTATCTAAACTGTCGTAATTTATATTATCGTATTTATCTATAACATAGGCATTGTAATTATTAGTATTCAAGATATTTTTGCTATCTTCAATATTTTTACATACAATTATAGTCCTGTATACCAAATTATTTCTGTATAGTTCTTCCAACTTTTTTAATATCTCGCACATATTAATAATATTAAGAGCTTGTGCTTTATGTATATTATGAATTAAAAAATGAGTACATAATTTATTTGAAATTTCTAAAATTTTTTCAATTATGTACTCAAAATTATAAACAGAGGATTAAGTATATAACAAGATACCCTTATTATAACTAATAATGAGTGAACAGATCATAAAGATCAATATAGAAGAATTTAAAAGAGAATATGAAAATATCACAACGATACCATCAAATATATTAGAAAGGTCGCTTGAAGTTAAAAATACATACTCGTGTTTTAACTCTTTTTATGATCCTAAAATGATATGGGCCAAGAAGATTTATAATAACAGCAAGGATAAATATAATAAACCAAGGGCTAATAATAGGGTTCGTATTATTATCCCCGAGTTTTCTAAGAATTCTGAGACCAAAAGGTGTTTTATAGGTTATTTAAATAAATTATCTCATAAAAATAAAGACAATATATATGATAAAATACGAGAAATAATAAATAATAGTGAAAATTTAGATGATGTCTTTAGTATAATTTTGAATTATATTAAAACGAGTGACGACGATATATACTGTAATATATTGGACTTCTTTAACGCCGAGTATTTAACTGCTAATATCAATAATCAATGGGATAATTATATAAATAATAAAGGGTGGAACCCGCCCCCCTACGTATATGAAAACAACCTTCTATTGCTAAACGATGAATATGATATGTATTGTAAATATATTAAATGGAAAAAGGGAATACATAACATGAATAAAGTATGGGCGAAGTATAAGAACGACGAGCTTATTGTATTACTAAATAATATCTGCGACCACATATATTTTATAATAGATTCTAATGATCATAAATATCACAAATATATATTAGATATATTATTGGAACAAATATATAAATTATTGTGTATAAAAAAATACCCCAATATTATTAATAAAATTAAAAATATAGATATTAAAAATTATGATAGTTCAACTAAATTCCTTATTTATAATATTTTAGAGTTATAAAAATAAAAAAATTATTTCTATATAATAGTATAGAGTAAGAAATAGTATAATGAAAGCAAACAACAACAACCTGTCTTTTTACAGTAGCGCAATAATTCAAGCTATATTTGCAATACTGCTAATA